CTTGCCAAGTACGTGGAAAAGCCTGTACCACTAACAGTTGATGACGCACTCAAGGTCGTGAACGCGCCAGCCGCTGCCGCTGTACCACCGATCGCTGGAGGGCTTGCCAAGTACGTGGAAAAGCCTGTACCACTAACAGTTGATGACGCACTCAAGGTCGTGAACGCGCCAGCCGCTGCCGCTGTACCACCGATCGCTGGAGGGCTTGCAAGATATGTAGAGAAACCCGTGCCTGATACTGTGCTGGATGCGCTTAATGTTGTAGCTGCTACTGGGCCTGCAAAACTGGAAGTCAGCACAGTGCCGCTAAAAGTCATGTTGGCTGAATCTTGCAGCAAGCCGCCCGTACCCGCATAGGTTACTCGGCCTGATGTCAAGCCAGAGTCGGTCAATGATGTAACCGTCAACCCGCCAAGCACGCTGTTGCTGCTGATCTTAATAAAATCAGAGCCGTTCCAAGCAATCAGCGCCGATTCGCCCGCAACAATTGTCACCCCCGTAGTCGGCCCAGCACCAACAACTTTGACAGAGAAGCCGCCAGTAGTAGAGTTAATGACTGTGTAAATCTTGGATGCAGCAGGGGCTGTGATTGTGCGTAATGCTGTGCGTGCGCCAGAGCACAGGATGATTGCGTATTGGGCTGATCCAGTTGAACCCGAGCCAACTTGAGCAAGGTTTGTCCCCACGGTATCACCGTTGGTTACCGACAGTGTGACATTGGAATCCCCCGTAATTGACTGCGTACCAGCGACTGCAATGTCAAGTGGTGAGGTAATGGCGTTGTCCACCATAGAACCCCACGTGCCGCTAAGCTCGCCCGTAACCGGTAACGCCAAACCTAAAAGAGAGGTATATGATGTTGACATGTATTTTCCTTACGTCGAAATGGGCGTCCATCCCGGTGTTTGTGAGGTATTAACGCCACCCCATGCAGGGGTTTGAGTGGTGGGTATAGTAGTCCATATAGTCAATTTGAACTCCTAATTAGGGCAGACGTTGCCGTATTGGCTGGCATGGTAATGAGAAATGTGGTGCCCGATGTTTTATCAGAGCCAAAGTCCAGCACAGCCACAGACCTATTTGCCTTGCTTGCATTGTAAATTAATGCGCATCGGGCCGTCACAGCGGTAGTCCAGCTTACATTTGCCCAGTTGGCATAAGCCACATACCCATCCGAATTAATTGCCACACCAGTCATTGTTTGGCCGCCAGCCGTGTAACCGGACGCTACAACTTCATTGGTGCTGGAATAAGCGGTGGTGGTTGAGTTTAAGTCTGTAGAAGCGGTATACAGGGCAATCTTGATCGTGTCGGTAGACAAGTCGTGAATGCCCTGATACAGCTCTTTTTTGAAGCTCGTGGTTTGGGTTTGGACAATACTCATGAGACTTGTACCCTAACTTGTCCGTCGCGGTATGCGTCCATTCGTTGTTTGCCATCACCAAGGTTCTTAAGAAGAGCAATAGCTTGTACATAACGATCTTGGTACAGCTTAACCATATCAGCCTCACCTTTCATGTAGGTAATAGCTTCGCACATGGTGCCGTACAACAACGCGGAATCAAAATTGCTGCCAAGCCAAGTGCTTGATGCCGTAACAATAGATTCAGGATAGTAGTAATAATGCAACTCAGAGCTGTATGCTGCATCAGGCGTTGGGCCAACAATAAAAGTCAACGAGTTCGGGGTCGAGCTTTGAGGGCCAAAAATGGCATAGTGTTTAGGCTTGCCTGTAGTTGATGGGTTTGGATATGCTTCACGCATGAAGTTTACATCCTTGTTTAACAAATACAGGTACTCACCGCCCGCAGCGGGATAGATAGCCAATGAATACGCCGACAAAAAATCGTCAGGGCAAGCCAAATATTTGTTACTTGCCGTTAATGAACCCGTTACGTTTTTGCGTAAATTAGCAATCTGAACCGTGTTGTATATACGTTGTTCTGCTTGCCGGATAAACGTGTCCATGTCTACTGTGGAAAACGTGTTCTCACAGTAGTTGGATACGAACGTGACAAGTTCGGTGTATGTCATGCCATTGCCTTTGTTTTGGACGCGGACAATTTGGCTTTGGATTCGTCAGTCCAAACCCTGCGTTTATTTGCAGCGGCGATTTTTGCTTTTGTTTCTTCAGACATTTTGCGCCCTGTGTTGTATGTAGCTAATTTTGCTTTTGATTCTGGACTCCACACGCGATACTTATTCGCAGCCGCTGTGCGTTCGCTACACAAGTCAGACTTTGGCCGCGCCCGCAATTTTTCTTTGGTGGCTTCCGACATTGTACGGTTACGATTTGCATTCGCAATCTTTTCCCGGGTCAGCGCCGCCATCGGTTTGCCAAGCTTGCTGGCTGCCAGTTTAAGTTTTATTTCCGCGCTATGCGTTTTCCCAAAAAAGGGATTGTCTTCCCCTGCACCAGTCCCGAACCCTCCGGGTGTAATATTGTACCCGTTGGTCCGCGTGTCGCCTAGCGCAATCAGCAGCTCTTCCACTTCATTAGCATCCGCTTTGTCAGAGCACCAACACAAAACGGAAAAAATAAAATTGTCACGCCCATATTTTTCAATAGCGCGACCGAGTTTTACGCAACCGTTGTTTTTCCAAAAATGTCGCTTGGCCCGATACGTTGGATTAACCGATTGGCCAATGTACATCCTGCCATCTAAAGCATTAACAATTTTGTAGATAGCAACAGGCGTTGTCATATTTAAGCTAAGGGGCCTCGAGCGTACAGCCCTTTAATAGCTGCACCTGTGCCGCGAATCTTAATACCGTCAGTTTTAATCTTCTCACCGCCAGCGGACTTGCTGATATTACCGACACTCATGTCGTAAGTTTCAACTTTGCTTTTGTTTGGGGGAAAGCCCGGATTGGTGCCAAACTCTTGGGGGGCTTTGGTCATTGTTTTGCCGTCCATAGTGTGCGGCTTGGCGTAGACTTTGGCATCGCCAACTTCCTTACCACCCATTTTTTTGCTAAATGTAGCCATGACTGACCTCACTTTTGGTTGTTGGCGCGGGCCATGTTACGGCCTACTTTGCGCATTTGTTCGCCTGTTGGACCGCCCTTGCCACCTTTGACGGTCTTGGGTGACACTTTAGGGCCATCATTAGCCATAACTTGTACTGAGGTTTTGCCACGACTTACCATGCCGTCGGCTGCTTTTTTATATGCCATGATTTACTCCTATGAAACGGATACCGTTACTGTACCAACAAATGTCGTTGCCACCAAGTAATTTGGAGTCAACAACGCATCAAAACTACTGGCCCCGCCTACCGGTGCCCAGCCCCACTGAATGTCCCTAGAACCCCCAGATAGGTTTCCTGCGGCGTTATTGCCAGAGGTAACATACGTTGTATCCCGGCGAGGGTTACGCAGTGCCTGTGGGTCATCTACAGGAAACGTGCCAAGCATCAACTGTGGCTGATCCGGGTCCCAGCACTCCGGGCACACCAGCAGCTCGTACTTGCGCTGCTTGATGATTTCTGTTTTAAGTTTTTTTAATTTAAATTGCTGCCCACAACGGTCGCATTCCGCAATCGCTATCTTGCCGGAAGCAAAACGGTTACCCATCAGTAGCCTCCACCAATAAATTGCTGGCGAGGGACGAAACGTACAGCAGCTTTTTCACGATCTTCGGAGCTTGCCAAATCCCAAGCTTCATCGTACTGCGCCTTTAGTGTGTCCAGCCGTTGTGTCGCATTAGGGACTTTAAGAGCCAAATAATATGCTAACCCCGCCACCATAGCGTTCAAAAACCGGAAAGGAATATCCATCACGTTAACGCCGTTACCTGCATCTTGCGCTCGGCGAAGTCTCCAGTACACGAACTGGTATGTGGTGCTGTTATCTGGGGTAGGCCATACCGTCACAGCGGGAAGCTGGGGAACATAAACGGCTGTAGATGCAGTATGCGATGCGGCAGTTGTGTTGTTCTGCCCACGGAATACACCACTCAGGGTATTCCCTGATATATACGTGTAGTAAATATCTTCTGTATCCAGCCGGATAAAACCTGACCCTGCTAACCCAACCACCGTGTCAAGCGTGATCGTGGTGTCTGTGGCGGTGATGGTAGAGGACAGCGTAGAGCTTGTAGGATTGACCTCGCCAGATAACCGCTGAATCCATACCTGAATCGGTCTTGCCTGTTGTAGCTTGTTTGGGATTGTGGCATAGGTAGAAACGCTAATGCGTGTAATGGTTAAGTCAGCTTGCGTTGAGGCCGTATTTGAGCCTGTACGAATTACATGCTCCATCAAATCCACAGTTCCTGCTGGCAAAGCATAAGTTGCCAAACCCGGAGTCAACGTAATAGTGCCCTGCTCAAATGTCCACATGTTTAAGCCACGATTTGACCAGTCAGCAAACAACAAGTTTAACGATCGGCGTGCAGTGCGCAAGTCATAGCCTGAACGCATCTCTCCCCCGCACCTCTCGAATGCCTCTTCGACAACTTCGGTTAGGTCAAGATTGAAACTTGATGCGCCAGACGTATAAGACATGTTTACTCCACCTGATCTTCTTCGTGGGTGTATTGTTCATGAGGCACGCCATCTAGAAATGCTGCTTCAGCAGCTTTATCTTCCGCAGTTTCAAGCTCCTCAACGACAGGCTGGGGGAGCTGGCCTTCTACTTTAGCAATCAATGTTTGCAAGACGGGGTCAATAGTGCCGAACATAGCAGCATATCGGGCTGCGCTGCTTTGCAAAGCATCCAAAACCAATTGGTCTTCTTCAAGGGTCAAAGTAAATTGCGACATGTTATTTCCTTATTTCATTTTCTTCAAGGTTTCGGCCAGACGGGCACGCTTGCCCTCTACGCCGGGTTTCTTGGCAGCTGCTGCTAATTTTTTAGCAGGGATAGGCTCGCCTTTTTTAGCGCCCAATTCTTTTCGCAACGCGCCGGGCTTTTTGATCGCGCTTTGAATCCATTTTTCAGCCATCACTTGCTCCTTGCAGCTCTCATGTTATCCACAAGATTGGGATAGGGACGCCCCGCCCGCTTGGCACTTGCTTTCGCTTTGGCCTTGTTGGCAGGACTGAGTTTTTGGGGCGCACCTAAATCTTTTGGCCTTGCCTTGTCCCAGACTTCGCCGCCCTTCTTGAACATTTCAACCTTGTTCGGGTCATCCTTGCGGGTGATCGTCTTAGCCTTTGGCATTTTTGCAGGGGCTATGGCCCCCATACCACGACTGGACATCATACGAATTTACCTCGAGTTTTGCCCTTGGCGCAGCAACCGTCAGCACGGCTAGAAGCGGTGCCGCCCTTGGCCATCTTTTTGGGAGGCGCGGGCTTAGGCGCAGGTGGGGTATTCACCATTGCCTTGTTATACGCTTCCTCAATCTTAGGCGCGTCTTTCGCGTCTTTAGCAGCTTGTTTAGCCTCTTCGATTTCAGCTTTGGTTGCCATGATTATTTCCCTTTGTACATGCCGCCACCACACATGGCAACCATAGTACCTTTGGTCTTGCCACGCTGAGCAATACCATTTGCCGAAGCGCGGAAGGTGCCGCCCTTAGCCAGCTTCAAGGTTGTGCCCTTGCCGCCTTTGTGCTCTTGAGCATCGTGCTGTTTAAACGCTTTCATGATCATGGCTTTGTCCTGTTTTTTGTCCATTGCATCCATTTCGCCACCTTTTGAAAATTTGCGGCCCTTGTCCGCGCTGGAGAAGTCTTTGCCCACGGATTGTGGAACGCCTACCTTCTTGGCAAACGATGGCGAGTGCGCAATCGCTTCCATAAACCTATGCTGTTTTGCGGATTTTGATGGCATTACAAATATCTGCCTTTAGTTTTTCCGCGTTGGGCAATTCCATCTGCTCGTTTAGAAGCCTTAGAAACTTTTTCTTCTTTAGCTACTTTACCGCCTTTGGAAAACTTCATTGACCATTGTGCGCCATACCCGCTTCCAACTTTGGCAGGGGTAATAGTTCCACCGGCAAACGGTACTCCTTGCGTTGCAGCTTTAATCGCTTGATCTACGAATGAAGGGCCGCTACTAGCGCTTCCACCAGAACCACTACTATCGGAACTGCCGCTATCGGAGCTACCCCCAGAACTACCGGCATCAGAATCGCCTGTTTCCGCTGTTTCTTCATCTTCCGTAGAATTTTTAACTTTAGCAACCATAATTATGTCCCCTTATGTTGGTCGATGGCATCACTGCCCCTTAGCTTCTTGACCCAGTTTTGAACTGTGGTGGTTTCCCAAATGCGGATACTAGTCCACACAATCGTGAATACTGCTGCGACTGATGGAAGCATATCGGCCAACGTTCCTATTACGGTGATGATCGACAAGCCGTCAACCACATGTTTAATTGTTTCGGTGTTTTCGGTCATGTCAACATTTCCATCTTGCTAGTGAAGCTGCCTTGCGGGTGGGTTTGCCTTTTTCGTCTTTCATAGGACCGGGCATACCCGACATCCTAGCGCAAAACGAATCTTTGCGGGGGCCACCTTGAGGCTGCGGAGCTTTTAGGTTACTGCCTGTCTTTGCATTGTAAGCTTTTCGACCTTTGGCGGTAAGCCCCGCACCTTTAGAAACAGGCAACTTTTCCCCACGGCCAACAGCCAAAGAGGGTCCCTTTTTCTTTGCTGTTGCCATATTAAGCCTGCGCTTCTTTCCAGCTTAAACGAGCAAAGATGGTTGGCGTTGCGGCTGCAACCACGTTAGTAGCGCAAACATACAAAATGTCCGGGCCATCTGGGTACACGTTGGCTTGCGCTGTAGGCACGTTAAGAGAAGTGCCGCCACCCAAGATTGAGTTACCCAAGTCACGGACGTTAGACAAATCCAAAGTTGTTTGCCCGTTGGTGTTGGTATACGCAGCAGCAACAGATTCACCACCAACCAAAGTGCCAGCAAAACCGCTAGGCCCGTTTACAGATACCTGCGCCAGAGATGAAGTAACTGCGCCAACACCCAAAGCTAATGGAGGACTCCAGTTACCCCATGTTCCTCCAGAAACGTAACCGTTCAGCACCAAGTTAATTAGCACAGGGCCGGAAGTTACAACGCCCAATTCAACCAATTGCAGCTGCATACGGTTGATAATTTCTTTCGCACCAAGCAAGCCAATCTGTCCGTTATCCACAGAAGGCGCAATACGGATTGCAAGCAGAGGGGTCACTTGGGTCGTAGACGTATTTAAAGGAAACGAAGCGTTTGTACCGTAGTTAAAGATCAGCGATTTATCGTCGTTGAATTGACCATCCATGATGACCGAAG